CTGGATTTACTGTAGAAATCGCCTTGCCCAAGTAGATACAGTACATATCGTCTGAACTGCTTGTCGCGGCTGTAAGAGTTAATGCAGTACCAGATGCAGAATAAGCAAAGGTTGGCTCTTGTCTTACATTATTAATAAATAAAGCTATGTCGTTTGCACTTGATACTGAATTATTCAATGTATAACTTGTGGTAGCCGAAGTCGAAAAATCTTGTTTCTCAAGTGTTTGAAATGATGTTGATGGTTGTGCTCCTACATATGGCATTGCTCTATCCTATGAACTAATTGCATCTACTGTACTTACCCATACATCTACAGAACTTGCTGTATCACTTATTACTTTTAATGCATCTCCAGATTGTACTACAAACTTTGCTCCACCATCTAATACTTGTAAAGCAGAACCTGCAGGTATAGATACATCTTTAACTAAATAAATATCGTTACTAGAATCATTAATATAACAAGATGCTGTTATTGCATTTGATGTTACATTAGCCAAACTAATACCTACAACTGTATCATAAGAATCAGCAGTAAATATAGTAGCAGCACCTGTTCCAACTGCATTACTTGTATATCGTCTAAAATTTTGTGCCATAATTATACCTTTCCTTTATATCACAAAGCAATCGCCATAGCAATGGAGAAACCATTTGTTGCAAATCCTGTAGTATCAGTAACTGCATCATTCCATGCAGAACCATTATAAACTCTCATAATATTACTTGTAGTATTAAAATATAAATCTCCTGCATTAAGTGGATCACCATCATTATCAACTGTAGGATCACTTGCTTTTGCTCCTAAATATGTGTCATCAAAACTATCTGCACTAGCTGCTGCTGCTGCTGCAGAGTTAGCTGCTGCTGTTGCAGAATTAGATGCATTAGTTGCTTGTGTACTAGCAGTTGTTGCATGACCACTTGCAGTAGTTGCACTAGTAGCTGCATTAGTTGCACTAGTAGCTGCTGCACTTGCACTACTTGCTGCATTACTTGCTGATGTTGATGCTGATGCTGCATCTACAATTAAATCCCATTTTGCACTATCTGTATTACTTGTTAATGGTTCAGAACCACTTGATGTATGTGCTGTATTACATAAAAAAATGTTATTAGTAGATGTATCTTTTACTAAATCTCTTACTGCATATGTTGTAGATGCTGCCCAATTACCTTTATATGTACCTAATTCTTGTGTTACAGATATTTCACCACTTGTGTCAAATGCTAATATTTTATCTGCTCTATCTGTTGCACTTGTAGTAAAATCTGTAGAAGTCATTGTATTTGTTGGACTAATTTTAATACATCTATCTACTTGTTCTTGTAATTCTTGTGCTATAGATAAATTTTTATCAAATGCTCCTTCAACACTATTAGCAGTAAATGGATCATTTTCAACTAAATCTAATGTTTGTGTTTGTGTTGTTGCTCTTCGTAATACAACTGTTTCTGTAGCAGTAGGTATATTTCCTACTGTAAATACTACATTACCTCCACTAGCACCACCTGCACCTGTTACAGTATAATGTGTAGTTAATGTTTTTACAGTTTCTGCACCTGCTGCTGACCTAATAATAACTTCTATATCGGCATCTGCTGATATCTTAAAACTATAAGCAAAAGTATCATTACTTCCATCACCAGAATAACTGTTTTTTATTGTTGTAGTTGTAATAGTCATTTCACATATCCTAACATAATTTTATTACTTTTTTAAGTTTTTTTCTACTTCATTAATTAATTTATTTGCTGCCTTACCTTGCAATATCATTGCTTCGTATAATTTGTCTATATAATCTCTAATTTCATTTTGTGTTATATCTTTATTATCTTTAGGTATTAAATATAAACCTCTAATTAATTTATTATATGCACCAATAGCTTCTGCATATGCATCTAAACCACCCAAAGCTCTAGCTTCATCTGTAAGTATATCTTGTGATTCTTGTATTTTACCTTGCCTTCTTAACTCATCTGATGAATCTCTAATTTGTTTTATTACTTTATATTTATCCCAAAACTTTGCTAATGGCTCTGCACCTGCTGTTGGATTTCTAACTACAAATGATTTAATAAAAGGCATAGTTTGTAAATTTTTAACAAAATCATCACTAAGTGGTTTTTTATATTCTTCTGTAACATTTGCTTTTTTTAATATGTAATCTATACCTTCTAATGCATATGCACCTAAACCACCTGTCCATGCTTTAATTGCATAATCAATTTGTAAAGGACTACTTACTTCTTTTAAAATAGGTATTTTTCTAAATACATCCCCTAATAATTTAGATACTTCTGATGTATAGGGTGTTTGTTGTAATTCTGGTAATAAACCTTCTAATCTTCTAGGTATAATAGGTCTATCTTGAAAAAAACTTTTATTTGCAGTTAATTCTATAGGCACTCTAATTGCTTCTGGTATAGGAATTAAACCTCTGCCAAATTTTCCTAGACTTGACACAGCATCTTTAACAATTTCATCAACTGCTTTTTTATCTTTACTATCCATCCAAGTTAATGCTCTTTCTGGTAATGTACCAAATACATATCCTAATTCCCATAGTTTTGGTATTCTAAATACAATTTCATTATCTTGACCTTCATTTATAATTATTATATGAAAATTATCTTTTTGATATTGTGGTAAATTTTTATAAGTTTCACTATCTCTATTAGCAATCCATAATACAACACTTGGAAATGTTTGTAATGCTAATAAAGTACCTATTACTCGTTTAGGATTTTTAACAACACCTTTAATTAATTGTTCATAACCTCTTAGTCGTGCATTATAAAATGCTGTAACTGCATTTACACCTTGCATTTGTAATCCTATTTTTTGAAAATCTAAAGTAACTTCTCTAGCTTGAAAACCAGATTGTTCTAAAATTTGTCGTTCAGTTAGTTCTGGTCTAGTCTTTCTTAACCTTTTTTGTGTCATTTTAAATTCACTTATTCTTGCTGCACTTTCTGCTAGTTCACTAACAACTCTTAAATGTTCTAAATAATTTTTTGGATTTATTTGATTTATAACTTTTCTTGAAGTAAGTTCTTCTTTCATAAATCCTTCTCTAATATATTGTCTATCAAAACTTACCAAAGATGATTGCAAAGCACCAGATTTAACAAAATCTTTATATAATTCAGTTTGTTTTCTTTTACCTTTTAATAATCTAAATACTCCTAATGATCCATGTACTAAAGGAAAATATCTGTTTTTACTAAATATTGTTGCTGCTAACTCACCTCTAAAAAAGTTTTTGGCTGTAAATGCAGGGTCTAATGTTGCACCTGCTCTTAATGTTCTTGTAGGTATATTTGCCATTTTTTTTACCATACCCCAACTTTCTATATTTACATCTCTTACAGCTTTAGCTAATGATGGACCAACTTCATATACTTCTAATTTACCATCTCTATATACAGGCATTTCTGTATCTTTTAATTCTGCTCTTTGTTTTCTAAATATACTTGCACCTTTTTCTAGTGCTGCATCTATATCTTTTACATCTAATTTTTCTAATTCTTTTTTACTAAGCTGTACTTTTGTAGTTCGTGTTTCTGCTAATTTTATATTTTCAATTTTGTCATACTCAAATGCTGTATTTAATTCATTCTTTTTAGCTATAGCAACATCTATTGCTTGATTTATCCTTTCAATACGAGCAGAATCTCTTTCTGTTTCTTTTGCTTTTTCAAACCTTGCTATATCATCATCTAATTTTTTTAATTTAGTTCCATGTTTTTTTTGTGCATCTAATACAACATCAATTAAATCTCTTCTTACATAATTTTTTTCAGCTAATTGTACAAAATAATATGTATTTAAATATGTTGACTCTACAGGATCAAGAACTCTTTTTTCACTACCTTTAAACTCTTTCATTAAATTTTTTACACCACTTACACCTGTACCACCTGTTTTAGTAGTTGTTGCAGGGTCTAACTCTCTGTAAAATGGTACATAATCTTTATTAAGCTCTAATGCTTTTTGATAAAATTCTTTACTTATATATCCACTTTCTTTCATATACTCAAATAATCTTTGGTTATATTGAGAATATTCTTCAAACACTTTTTTATATTTACCATCAAATTGTCTAACTATTGTTTTTGCTGCATCTAAATCAAATCCTGTTTTTTTATCTTGACCTTCTTTTTCTATACCCCTTCTTGATATTGCATAATCTTTAAAATCTAAATAATTTTTTTCATTTTTAATTACAGGTTCAAGTATTTGCATAAGACCTTTACCATTACCTTTTAAAGAATTAAAATCTAAGGTTTCGTATCGTATCATATGTTCAGCTCTACCTATCATTCCAGGTTGTATTCTAAATCTTTCGTATATATTTTCTGCTTCTTTAATACCTATTTTTTTACCTGTATTAGCAACTGTAAGTATAGGATGTAGTTTATCTGACCAATCTTGTAATCTACTTCTTAATGGGTCTGCATCAACTTCTTGTCTTTTTATTTTATCTGGACTCATTTGTAACCTTAATTTTTTTTGGGCAGCACTTAAATCCTTAACAACTTCTGTTGTTCTTTCTATTTGTGCAGGTTCAAATGGTTCAGCTAAATCGTTTAGTTGTTTTTTAATATCTTGATATTCTTTTAATCTTTCTTTATTACCTTGTGGATTATTTAAAAAATCTTTATCTTTTTTTATTTCTGTTAATTTAGATTTTAAATCTGTTATCTGTGTTTGGTCTATTTGCTTTTCTCTTGTAAATGTTTTATGACTCAAACTAATAGCTTCTGCTCTCATAATATCGTCATCTAAAATTTCTTTTGTTACTTCATTTGGATTCTTTAATGTTTTCTTAGTTCTATTTTTCATCATAGTTACAGCACTTTCACCCATACCAAGTGTTTTAAATATTACTGCATTAGATAAATAATCATCTAAAGTTGGCATATGTTGTTCTAATGCTGCTCCTAGACCTGTAAATACATTCCACCTTGCTGCAAACTTTGTCCAATAGTTTTTAGGTATATTCATTACATCTAATATTTTAGTTGCTTTTTCTGTACCTTTTAATAATGCTGCTTCTGTTAATCCCTTACCTATAGCTTTACTTCCAGACAACAACCCTAAAACATTTGGATTATCTCTTAGTTGTTCTGGTAATGCTTCTTGCATCCACCCATTCCAAAACTGTGAAAAGTTTTGCACTCTAGCTTCTGCTAATTGATCCATAAATATACTTCTAATAGTAGGTGGTAAAGCTAAACCTGCTACTCCTCCTGCAGGTCCTGCTAATGCTGTTCCACCTAATATTGATGCACCATAAAAAGGTAAATCAGCACCAAGTGTAATTATTGATTCTATACCCTGTTCTAAAAACCCTCTATCTTCGTCTACTTCAAATGCTTCTTCTAAAGGAATACCTTTATCTGCTTGTTGTAATCCTATATTATATAAAGATGCTCCTAATGCTCTTTTCATACTTATATCAAAATCTTCACCAATAGCTCTTTCTTTTACTTCACCTGCTTTTTCTTTAACATTTTGCCAAAATGATTTGTTTTGTTCTTTTACAACTGTATCGTTGTTGTAAGTATTTGGATGTACTGCATTTAATTCTTTATATATATCTTCATCTGACATACCAAAAGACTTCATTTCTTCAATTTGACTATTTTTATAATCCTCTATTTCTAATGGAGTATGTCCAAAAGATTTCATTTCATTTAATTCTTCAAGTAAAGAAGTCATCGTTTTTCTTTTAATCTTTGAAGTTTTTGATATTCATCAGTTTTCATATACTCTTTTCTAGGCATACCATCTTGTATAAACTGTTTTATTTTATTTTCTAATTCTATAATTTCTTGTGAAGCTGTTGGTAAAGGTTTTCCTGTACCTGTACTAATTGATTCTTTAATAACATCACCTTGTGATGGCACATAACCACCTTGATCTGTTGTTACTGTTCTATCATTCCATATAAAATTTTTACTTCTTGAATCTAACAATTCTCTCATAGGAATATTATTATTATATCCTTTCATAAATCTTTCTCGCATATCTATTGCAAAATCATTAAATCTTAATTCAGCTTTTATATTACCTAAAGGATTTTGATTACTAGCTGTAATAAGTTTTTCTTGGGATTTTATCCAATCTTCTAATGCTTTAAAATCTGCTTTTCTTTGAGGGTCAGCAAAATTTGCAATCATTTTATTTATAAAACCATTACTATATATATCTTCTTTTTTTAAAATATTTTCTTGAGCTAATTCTACTAATGATACTGCTTTCTCATTTTTACCTGTTAATGTATTATATCTTTCTAATAATGTTGATTCTGTTATTTGGTCTTCTGTTAAACTAGTAATATTTCCAAGTGCTATTTGTTCTTGAATATATTTTGAATTAACTAAATTTTCAACTGTATTAGTTCCTGCAACACTTAAATTAACAATATGTTCTTGTAATGAACTTTGTGATTTTTTACCACTTACACCTGTAAATTTTATTTGTTCAAATTGTTTTTGTGCTTCTGGTAATGACATCTCCCCTTTTCTTGCTTGATCAATAATGTCTAATGCTTTTGCACCAGATGCTTCGTTTATTCTATTTTCATAATAGACCCTATCTTGTTCTTGATCTTTTCTACCTTTTTTTGCCCAATCTTTTAAATGTTTTCTTATATCTGATGGTAATTCTTCTCCAAAATATTCTGTTTTAGTAGGATTGTTTAATCCTTTTAATATTTCATCATAATTAATTATAGTTTCATTTGGTCTATAGCTTGGTACTAAATTACCTTCAATAACAACTCTTTCCCATATTCTTTTATTAAATGCATCTTCTTCTGCTGCTGAATCTATAGCTACACCACTTGGACTTGCTTGGTTTGCTGATTCTGCTGTTGTTCTTAAATCTCTAAAAAATTCTGTTCTTTTATTCCATACATTACTATTTATAGGCATAGTATCAATATTTGCATTTAGCTTTTGTTTGTTTACTGAATGAGAATAAACAGCATCATCTAATATTTTTTTATTTTTTAATACATATAAATTAGAACTAAAGTTAGATAAATAATTAAACTTTAATGGTTCAAATTGTTTAAATGCTTTTTCATCATTTGCAAATGTACTTTTTACCCAACTATCTATATACTTTTCTTCTTCCATTTTTAATTTATTTATTTCAAATGGATTAGATATATCAATATCTGTTTCTTTTAGTTCTTGTGTTCTTTCAATTAATCTTTGACTTAATTTTGCTTCGTTTAATGCTAATTTATTTTTTATTCTTTGAGCATCCATTTTTACTTCATGATTAGCTACAACTCCTGCTACATCTGTTAATGTTTTAGCTATACCTGTTCCATCTGCTCTAGCAAATTGTGCAAACCTTAACATACTTCTATCTTGAGTAAATCTAGGTGAAGGTATCTCTCCTCTTGCAGGTCTAATTCTTATTGCCATTATGCTGTCCTTGTTGCTAGATAACTTTGCAACCCTATATTAGCCACACCACCTATAACACTAGATGTTTGTGCATAACTCTCTTTATGTAATGATGCTGCTAATTCTGCATCTGTTGCCATCAAACTAGATGTATAATTTTTTTCTATCCAATATTGTGCATCTGCTAATTCGTCTAAAACATTTTGTGTATCTAATAATGTACTTCCTGTTGCTAATTTTGCTCCTCTTGCACCTACAGAAGCTCTTTTTTCAGACATTAATTTTCTAGCTGCATTATTTGCTCTAACAATTTCTTGTTTTCTTTGCATATCTTTTCTTTGTTTATCCCATAAAGATGCAGTTCTTAAATTTTCTGCATTTCTTCTTGATTGTTGAACTTGAGCTAAAGTTCCTAATATTGTAGAACCGATAGTAAATGCTGTTGCTATATTAGCAAATGTAAAAATAGTTGGTGCTGCTAATGGTGTTGCTGCAAATGGTACTAAAGCTGCTCCTATCATAATTTAATCCACAGTTAAAAGTGTTCCTGTTATTCCTAATATTGTCATAGGTAAGGGTTGAGTTTGTTTGACAGTAATCTGACCATCTCTATCCCATCCTAAATTTGTTACTCGTTTATCTCCTGTAAACTCTGGTATATTCTGACCCATAGGTGTTGCAGATGATCTAAATGGTAATTGGTCATCATTTATTGTTGCACCTACTGTATTAAGAAATCTTACCATAACTTCATTATATCTTTTTTTTCTACCTTGTGAAGTACCTGCTTGACCTCCAAACTCTGGTTTTAAAGTCTTTAATGTAGATGTATAACTAAATCCTACCTCTACACTTTTAGTAGATGTGTTACTTGGTAAACTTATACTTACTGCACCATTTGTAACTGTTTGTGTTGGATATACTGCATCTCCTATCAATATAACCACACTCTCTCCTTCTAAATGATCTAATGATGTTAATGTTGTAGAATCAGCATTTACTGTGCCAGAAAGTGTAGAATCCATATTTATACTAGTATCTAAATATTCTACATATTGAACTATACTTCCATTTATTCTTCTTTTTACAATACACCATATTTGATCTTCACCACCTTCTGGAATACTTGCTACACTCATAGCTTTAGCTATACTACTTATACTATGACTTGTTCCAGAACCAGATGTTATTTGTATAACAGTTCTATCTATAGCTTGGTCATATGTTTTAGCTAATTCTATTGTGTTAGAATCTCTTGCATATACAAAATATTCTTTACCATCTTCAAGATTATCTATTGTTGTACCACCACCTGTATTGTAAGTAATTTTATCTCCTGTACTAAATCCATGTGAACTTATTGTTATATAGCCATTATAGTTTGAATCTGAACTAAAATCAGTAACTGCACTAGCTCCATTAAATGTAAATTTAATTGCACCACCAAATATATGTCTATGCCATGCTACTACATTTTCTTCTCTTTGATATGTCATACCTAACAATGTGCCATCATTTCGTATTGCCCAATAAATAGAATCTGGTTCTTGTGCAAAATCAACTTCAGTAATACCTGTACCTGTTATATGCTCTGATAAAATAGTCATATCTGGTGCAGAATAAGCATCATCTTCAAACTTATAATAAAACTCTCTAATTTTCTTTTGTTGTCTTTGTATAAATAAAATAACATTACCAATCTGTATTGGTCTTGCAGGATATACACCATATGTTGTTTGTTGTGCAATATTAATATTATCTGGTTTTAATGGCTCACCTGTTGGTCTACCTACTTTAAACTCTGATCCTGCTGTACCTACAATTAAATCCTTAGAAGGTGCTAACCATCTTATAGCATTTACTTTGTTTGCTGCAATAGTATATATAAATGCATCTGCTGCTTCTGCATCACCTTCATCAAAATTATCATATAATCCAGATTGTGATCCCCATATAGTTTGAGGATAACTTGTACTTCCACCATATATTAATCGTTGTTCAAAAAAACTAACTGCTCTTGGAAATCCTGTTGTATTAGAATATGCACCTAATGACCAATCTGTAGACGCAGATGATGACCCTGCATCTACTAATACTTCAACTTCTACTACTGTAGTGCTTGTATATCCTGTTATTTTTAAATGTCCTGTTCTATATTTTACTAATCTTCCTATATCAGTTGTTTGAAATCCATCATCAGCATTAATGCCTGTTGTTGCTGATGCTGTCATTGTTCTACCTGTACCAACTGTATGTGCTGATAAAGTAATTGTAGTTGTTGATGTATTTGCATCTAAATATGGTCCTTTTTCAAAATCAACATCTGTTATACTCCAACTTGTATGACCTGTTCTTGTTAATTTAGTTGGTTCATGTGAAGGATGTACTATATACATAACATCTGCTGATTGTGCAAATTGTAGTTCAGATAACTGTGCTGATGTGTATTCTGTTGCTATTTCATATACTTTAGCTGCTGTACCACCAGAAGTATAAGTTGTGTAATTACTAGAATCTACTCCAGATAACTCAAATGTAGTTGATGTAACATTTGCTATTGTAAACCTTCTACCATTTAATTCTGTCATACCTCCTACATCATTTATCCACACATGATCTCCATTAGAATATCCATGTGTTGCTGTTGTAACTACTGCAGGATTTGCTTTTGTAATTGCTGATATAGCTTTAGTTGCTTCTGTTATTTGTCCATTATCTTTATAAAATCGTATATATTGATCTCCAAACTCTAACATATATGCTTGCTCAATATTAAACTCAAAAGGTATCAATCGTGTAGCATTTGCTGAGTTTTTTACCTCACATACAAATCGTGAACCATATCTTCTTTTTGCACCTCCTTGTGGAAATACAACCATATTCTCCATAGTTTCAACTGCATTATTATATTTTTTAAAATCTACTTGACCAAATAATTTTGGTGAGATTTCTCCAGATGTAAAGTTTGTTTGAAATGGATGTACTCTTGCCATTAAGGTGCTCTAAAATCAGTAAATACATTTGATATAAGACTATCTGTTGTGCCTTCTGTACTGTCAAGACTTCTTGCATCTGATAGTTTTCTTTCAAATAATTTTTGCATTTGTGCTTGTAATGTTGTGCTGTTTGTTACAGGATATGCCAAGTCAACTGCTAGTTTTGCAGTTAATACATCAACAAACATAGAGTCAAATAAACTAGGATCAGTAACTCTAGCTATATAAATAATATTTGCTTCACCTTCATTGGTTAAAAGAACTCTACCTTGTCCTGCTAAATTCTCTACCTTAAATTCATAATCTTCAAACTCCATTTTTAACACTCGCAAGCAAAATGGGTCTGTAGGTAATGCATATTGGAATGCATACTCAAATGCAGGTGCTGATGATAGTTTTGCTAATGTTGCTCTATTAATAGCAAAGTTCCAAGTATGTGATCTTAATATTGCATCTCTTGATGGTTCATAAAATGCATTACACAATCTTGCTCTTTCACTATCTTCTGTTAATGAGGTAATAGGACTATCACCCAACCTCCTTAAAGCATTTGAACATATTGATACTTCTGTTGCCATGATACTCCTAATATAACAAAAAGGGGGTTATTTGCAAACCCCCAAATTGTTTAGTCTATTGTCCTAATCAGTTACATAAGTAACTACCATAGTAATATCACCTGCTGCTGCTGTTGCTGCAACATTAGACATTGTTAAGGCAATTCTTAAAGGTACTTTAGGGTCTTCAGTAAGACCACCATCTTCCCATGCATGATTAGCTATTGCATTGACATTTCTTGCTTCAAATGCAACTTCAACACCTGCAGTATTTGCTGCTTGTAAAGTTGTTATAGCTGTTGCATAACAATCTTCATCAATAACTGCTTCTGCTGCTGTTTCAGTTCCACCAATAGTAAACTTAGTAGCTCCATTATATAGACCTACATTAGCTGCTAATGTTGGTGAACCATTTGAATCAAGGTCATCATTGTAAAGTTTAATTGACATAACTTTAGCATTTGATGGGATTTCTGCCATCATAATTACATCATCATTGTCAATATCACCTGTACCTGCTGCAATAGTATCAGCAAATACTCTCATCTTGCCATGAACACTTCCGACTTCGGAAATAACTCTAGGAGATGCATCTAAGTTTGTAATCTCTACAGATTTAGCTGTTGCCATAATTTACCTCCTATGATTCTTGACAAGCAATTTCTACAACTTTTTCGTCTTCTACTCTTGTAGCTCCGATTGTCATTGATAAAAATACTTGTGTTGCATAGTTCTTATCAGCTCTTTCAGAGATTCTTGTTTCGATATCTCTTCCAAGTGCAAGACCTATTGCAGATTGACAAAAACCAAGTACAGATCGATTACCATCACTATCTGTGCTTAGTCGCTCACTTCTGATAAAGTTAAATCCTAAGAAAGTATCTAACTCACCTTGTACTAATGCTTTTACTGAGTTGAAATCAGCAGAAGTAATAGTTGTGCTACCTAAAAGGTCGCTTAACTGTTTTGCAGACACAACCATATATCTTGGCTCGTCTGGATCAGTATCAGCAGCATCTAATACTTCTTTTGCACTAATTAATTTTGTTAGTGTTAATCCTGCAGAAGCATGAACAATTTTCTGTGCAGAAGGCAATGCTACAGTTGTACCACCAGATACACCACCGAAAGCATTTCCACTAGCTGCAGAAATAATTGCATCATCCATTGCTCTACCCATAGCCCAAGCACCACTCATTGCATACTCAGATTGTGGGGAAATTAACATTCTAACTTTGTCCTCTTGGTCAATCAGATCAGCCCAATCATAATCATCCATAGTAACTTTTCTTCTAGAGTGAGGGGTATCTACTCTAGGTGTATCACTATGTCTTGATGTTCTTTTAAGTGCTGCAGTATCACCGATTCTTTCAAAAAAATGTGATTTTCCTGTAACAGTTTCAGTTCTAACTGCATCTCTTAATCTTGAACCCTTCTGTTGTGCCAAATGGAATACATTGCTTTTATATTGTTCTACAAAAGCTGTAGTAATTTGAACACTCATTATAGTTCTCCTTATAAAAATTAATATTATTGTTTATGCAGTTTTTGTCCTAAAAAGGGAAACCTCGTTTATAGTCGTTAGACTTTATGTACTGTTATCCATAAGGGCAATACATACATAAAAATAATATCACACTTTTTTAAGAATTACCATACACTTTTTCATGTAACTGTCGCATTCTTTCAACAGATGGTTGATGATCCTTATGTCTAGGGTTGTGATAAGGATGATCTGGGTTATTAAAAGTGTCCTGTATCTCTTGTTTTGCATCTAATGGTGAAGCAGCTAAACTATTATTTTGAGTGTTTTGTGCCATATCTTCAGTAATATCTTTACCTAATCTAGCAAATAAACGAATAACTGCAGGATGATTGCCTGCTTCTGTATTCATTAACTCTTTTATTTCACTATCTCCATAGACATCTATTGCTCGTCTGGCATTACGGATTTGACTATCATAGTCATAACCCCATTCTTTTTTAAGCATAGCTTCAGATTCTTGTCTTTGTACATCTACTTGTGATGCATACATATCTCCTTGATTCTTTATAGATTCCATTTGATAATTAACAAGACCTTCTACTTGTTGTTGGTTTAAACCCATTTGATGAGCTACATTTTTGAATTGACTTATTTGGTCTTCAGTAAAATATGCAGAATAATCTTCTGGTACATTTACTTCATATTTATCAGCAGCTTCTGGTCTGCCTAATTTATTATAGACTTCCATTCTTTCTTCATCAGTTTTAGGTATAGGTATTCTACTTCCTAATACTTTTTGTTGATGTACTACTGTTTTAGCTAATGACTCTACATCTTTAAAATTAGATAATGTAGGATCGTTTTTTAAGTCTTCTGGTAAGTTTGATCTCCAATCTTGATTATCACTTACAGTAGACCCTAGAACTGTATTATCTTCTACAGTTTGTTCTACAGGGTTACCTTCTGTTGTGGTCGTTTCTTCAATCATTTTTTTTGCTCCTTTAATAGATTGATTATTCGTATTAAGACAGATCGTTGACCTTCCTTATATGCTGTTTCATAAGGGTCTTTGCCAAACGAAGTCCTATGATAATAAGCAGACTTTAAATCTGCTAATACTTCTTTCCCTTCTCCAGAGTCAAAAGTAATTCTGTACATTTTTTGTAATTCTTTTAATTCCATTATTTTATATACATCTCATGCAATCTTCGGTCAAGTAAATCTAATTCTTCAACTGTATCTGCACTTGTATATTTAACACCTGTTTTTAGTGCTTGAGTAACAGCATCATACTCATTTTTATATATTTTACCATTATATAAACTTGGTATTAAAGTTGGCTTACCTTTATTCAATCTAGGGTCTTTTACTATCATAGTTACAACAGTTGATGTTTTACCATTCTGTACAACTTCTTGCCCTTTTCTTAATGTTTCATAATGATGCTTTACAACAGGGTCATTAGCCATAACATTAGGTAATTTTTTTTGTTTTTGGATATTACCCATTATTCAACTAGACCAATAGCTCTTGCTGATTCTTCTACTTGTTCTGCACCTTGTTGTGCTTCTGGTGTACCTAACTCTTTAATAGCTTGGTTTTGTGTTAATGCTGTTTGTGCTTGTTGTTGTTGCATAGCCATTTCTTGTGCTTGTTGCTGTTGTTGTGCTCTCATTTCTCTCATCTCTGCAACTTCTTCAACACCTCTTAATACAGTTTTAGGAACACCTAATAAATTTGCTCTAGTTCTAATTGCAAGATCATGATTTATATTATCCATAATACTTGGGTCTATCTGACCTACTTGCATAGCTAATGCATACAATCTATCAATAGCAATAGACTCTTCCATTCTTTGTGATCTAGCTAATGGTCCTACATACTCTACATCTACTGTTTGTCCTTGTATTACTTCTGGTGCAGGTATTAATGCTTCTGCTCTTAACATAATACCAAATACTCTTTCAATTAATGGATTAAGAAACTCACTTTGAAATCTACCTAATGTTGGTCCTAGTAATCTTTGCATCAATTCATATCTAACTTGAACCTCAGTAGCTGTCATTTGAGGACCTTGTTGTAGTTGTAGTTGGTCAGAATAATATGCTTGTCGTATTGCAGTTCGTAATTGGTTTTCTTTCATATCTGTTATCTGCCAATTACTACCAATAGGTAATGGTCTTACACTACCTTCATTTCTAACCACAGTTATACCTGCAGGTGTCATTCTAACTCTACCAATAACACCATCATCTGTTACAAGTAATGGTGGGTCAATAGCTTTTGCCCATGCTTTTAGTCCTATCTCTACTGCTTTATTTAATGTTTTAATATCTGGTAATGCATTATAACTTGGTGATCTACCATATATTTCACCTGTTGCTTTAGACCATCTAGGTACAAGATATGGGAACTCATTATAACCACCTTCTCTTACTGTCATTTTATCTTCTACACATACATGACATGAATAAAAAGGCAATTTAGTTTTTACCTTCTCCATTGCTCTTTCATAATCTTCAGTTGGTTCTACTGCATGAATAAATGTAAATTCTTTATCTGGTTTATCTTTAACAGCTTCTAATAGTTTTTCTCCAACATTCTTTTCACCAAACTCTTGTATTGCTTGTCTTGCTGTTAAATTATACTTTCTATATACTGTATCTATTCTACCATCATTGTTTTCTTTAATATAAAACTCTTTGATGTGTAATGTATTAAAATGAATACCACCTTCTGCAAAACCTTTTTTACTTTCTTCTACAAATAATGCACCTGTACCTATAGAACATAAATCAAGATATAACTCATGTACTTCTGTATTAAAATTAGATTCATTAAATA